GCATGTTTGAGTGGGCACGCCGAGGTTTGGAAACCGTTCTGGAGGAGAAATCCTACAGTCCGGAGATCAAACTTGAGCATGCGCCACGGGACTCACGTCTTTCCGTTGGGACGTCGCCTGTGAGGGCGAGCATTACAACGGATGCGTCTATGGTAGAGACAAAGATTACTCCAACCCATTTGGGGGAGCAGAAGGGGTCGATTATTCGGCCTGGTTCGGGTTTGCCCGTTCCGTTGGCCCATGAATCGGCCTCGTCTGTTGTCTCGAAGGGTATTTTAGTGGCGTGCGTTCACGTCGTCGTTACTTGTTTCGCGCTGTTCGGTTTTGACCGAAAGGGTTACAAGACGACATCTACCGTTCAACACTGGTCCATCTTGTGTGATGAGGTGGGCGGAGCTGATGCTTGGTTGAAAGTCGCCAAGTATAAGCTCGCAGCTTACTTCGCCTATCACATGGGCCAGCCATTGCCTGTTCCGCCGTTTAAGCAATCCGATAACCCGGGAGTGATCCTGGGGGGGAGAGCGTATCGGTGGCAGCGGTCCATTCTTTCGAGTGAGCATCGGCGTGAGTTTCTCACGACGGTGTTGTATTCGAAGAAAGGTTTCCCGCGTCCGGATAGGGCTCTTCTGCGTTTGGCAGAGAGAGCGAACCGGAAGGCATTGACGACTCCGCGTATGACGGCTCCTTTTGTGTCGTTGAGGCAGTGGGGGGATTCAGATGAAATGAATCGCCACCAAGACTTCTACTTCACGAAGGAGGTCGCGTTGCGGGAGTTGTGTCGAACGGTGGATGAGCTCTTTGACGGGCGGAAGTATACCGTGCAGGATCGCATTAAACCGTTCTTTCCTTCGACCTCGGCGAATTACATTCGTTCGCGGAATGAGGCGGGAGCGGTTGGAGCGATTCTGCAGCACGAGGACCTTTTATCGGGTCTCCGTGTTCAGGGATATTCTGGTGCCGTCTGGGGCTTGATGAATGAACGTGACGAACAACCTGAGAGCTTTACTGCGGATGTTTCGGACCTTGAGTCGCGTTTCGCCAAGTTATATTGGCGAATCTTGCGAGCTGCAGAAGTCGAAACTCCCGAAGTTGAGCCCTTGGGACTTCCAGAAGCGTTAAAGATTCGGGTGATCAGCAAGGGTCCACCTTTACTGTACACGGCCATGCGGCCGGTGCAACGGTTTATGTGGGGTGCCTTGTATGATAACGATTGCTTTAAGCTGATTGGCGAGCCGGTCAATGCTGCTTTTGTTCAGAAGCGATTGGGCCGGAAGCTACGAGAGGATGAGTTGTACCTTTCCGGTGATTACGCAGCTGCAACTGACGAGTTGCATAGCTGGGTAAGCGAGACGATTGCAAAGAGGTTTGCCTCTGTGTGTAATCTGTCGCGTGTGGAGACGGAGTTGTTAGTCCGTTCCCTCACCGGGCATGTTTTCAGAGACGACGATGGTCGTCCTTTGATGCAGGCTACAGGCCAACTCATGGGCTCCGTGACGTCTTTTCCGGTGCTTTGCATTGCTAATGCTGCACTCACACGTTACGCGTTGGAACAGGCTGCTGGCAGGCGGTTCACGCTTCGGGATGCCCCCATGATGATAAATGGGGACGACATCGCGGCGCGAACCACAAGGCTGGGCTGTGACATTTGGCGTAAGGTGACTGGTTACTGCGGATTGAAAGAATCGTTCGGCAAGACGTATTATTCACGGGATTTTGTTAACGTGAACAGTACGAATTACCGACGTCTTGCGATTCCCAAATTCGCGGATGTAACGGCGGAATGGCGTCTTGCGTGGAGGACCGAAGAGAAACGGTTGAGTTCACTTGGCGAGGACGATGATCCTTGGGATGTTTTGCATCCTGAGATCTACGGCCCCGGCGGTGAACTGGAGGATCCCGAG